GATTTTTATATGGAAATTTAAGAAGACCTTTACCAATTTTAAAAGCACCCTTATCAACACCTCCACCACCTGGAAGCGTATCTTTAATACCACCACCTAAATTTACTTCATCGTCTTTTTTAGTTTTTGTAGTAGTTGTTTTCTTATTAGGTTTAGTACCAAATCCAGTTTTTGCGTCTTCCTTAAATTTTTTACTTTTCTTTTTCTTTTGTAAGTTTTTAAGATAATTACCAAACTTATCATAGAGTGGTTTACCAAACTTTTTAATTCTATCAAAATATGTAGCTGCATTACCTAATCCTACAAGACCTTGAAATAAATACCCATGCGACCCATCTTCATATATAGGACCCATTTTACCAAATTTATTTTTTGTATATCCTATAATTCCACCTTCTTTTAACTGCATAGGTTGAGTAGGTAATACTCCTACACCCCTTGAAGCTAACATTTCTGGTGTCATTTGTCTTTTCAAAGCCATTTGTCTTGCTTGCATTTCTCTTGGGTCTACTCGTCTTGGGTCCATAGCTCCAATTCCCATTTGCATTGGTTTTGGTTTTGCTTCTGCTACAATCTGGTCTTTGACACTATCTTTTTCTTCTTCATTTGCTTCAAACCTTGCTTTCATTTCTTTACGTCTATTTAATTCACCCAACGCAAGGTAAATAGGAACATCACCTGTAGGATTCTTAACATAATTAACCAACATTTCTTGTGGTAATCCTTTGAGCCTATCTTGTACTTGTATAATATTCATAATATTTTTAACCTATCATCCTAGATAAACCAAGACCTGCAATACCAAGCCCACCAATTTGACTAGCCAAACTAGGAGCTGGAGCGTATTGTACTTCAGTTGAGCCTAATGCACCTGCAGTACCACGAAGTATGTTTGATTGATACTCCAATAACTTTCTTTCGTAATCTTGTTCCTCTTTAAACTGTTGATATGCTAAGTTTGCCATCTCTTGGTCTAACGCTTGTTGTTGACCCGCAGTAGCTGCTTGAGCTTTTAGTCTTTCTAAGTTAGCCATCTGCTCATTTCTACCTAATTGTCCTTGAGCTGAACCTGCTTGTATACCAGCACCTAATCCACCAAGACCTAAATCAGCTTGTAACTTAGCACCAAACTGACCACCTGCTTGCTCCATTTGCCTTCTTTGCATTTCAGCTTGTAGATTCTGTCCTGCAACTTGTATATTAGCAGCTCTATCTTTTTCAAACTGTTCCTGAGCATTTCTAAATGCAGCTTCATTACCTTTAGCTCTTAAATCAGCTATTAGTGCATTAGTACGAGCATCACCTTCTGCAGTCATTAATGCTTCACGACCACCACCAAATGTGCCTCGCCCTATTGAACCTAAAGCAAATTTATTCTTATCTATATCTCCTTGTCTTCTAGCCTCTGCTATAGCTTGTTCAGTCACTGCAGAAGTGTATGGATTTGTTTCAGGACCACCATAAGTAAATGATGGTACGTTGGTAGGAGTTTCCATTTTTAAACTTTCTACTCCACCAGGATTAAAACCTAATGCTCCTGTTATACCTTGTGCTCCTGCTGCTGTGGCTATCGTACCAGCATCACCTAGTGTTTGTGTGGCTGTACCGAATTGACTAGGAGTTTGTAACCCCATGACACCTTGTTGTATTGCTTGTTGTTGTGGACTAAATCCTACAACTCTTGTGCCTGTGTAAGGCGTAAATGGTTGCACACCCGTAACATTTCCTGCACTGTCTGTAGTATAAGTTTGTTGAGCTGTTTGTTTCATCAACTCTTCGTAGAAAGGTTGAGCATACTCAGGTAAGTTGGTTGTAGTTGATTTAGTAGTTTGACTTCCTCCGCCACTACCACCACCGTATTCTGGTAATCCTGTAGCAGGATTAATTGTACCTGAACCACCTACTGACTTTAGTAAGTCTGCTTCGTAGTCATTGATGTGAGCTAGACGTGTATCACCCATACGACCCTGTTCTGCAAGGTCATTATATAGGTGTTTAATCAACCATACTTTTAATTTATTTGGTACTAATTTTAACAACATCCACTACTCCACTGGTAATTCATAGAATACAAACCGTTTTTTATAGCCATATTCTTTCCACATTTTTTCCCAACCTGGTCTACCGTGTGACTCTATTCTAATACATCCATTATCTCTTGCAAACTTTTGTATTTTTGGTAAGCCATCAGGCACCCAGCTTTTAAAATCTTGTCCTCCTGTAAAATGCATAACTAACATTTTTGCTTGAGGGTATTCTACTATCTCTGTTACTAAAAAACCCACAATCTTTTTAGTTTCGGTATCAAAAGATACCCATAACTGTTGGTCTTTTAATAACACATCTCTCAATATATCATGTTCAGTAAATCTGCCGTATGTATATTTAGCACAGTTTTTTACATACTCTTCTATATTTTCCCAAACATCTGCGATGTGTTCTTTTGGAACAATCGTTGCTTTCTTCAAGCTGGCATCATCTCCTCTGCATTTATTTGTGGTGCTTGCTTTTCTCTACCTGTTCTAGCTTGTCTTATCTTATCCATCATAGCATAAAGTTTTTTAGCACCTGCATCTGAAGAACCATTACCTATATGACTCACTACATCTGCAGGAATTACAAATTCATTTTCTGACAATGCTGCTGGTTGTTCACCATCAATACTACTTGGTATATCATCAGACATACCATCTCCCATACCTGTTTCTAAATATCCACCTTCTTGCATACCTAAAATAGTATCTAACATTTTGATACCTTTTTCTGAATCCATTTCCTCTTCTTCTGCTTCACGTAGTTGACGTTCCATCATAAACTGCCTAAATGCTTCCATATCTTCAGGAGACATATCAGCAGCATCTTTTCTAAGTTCAAAAGGTAAATAACCACCCTCATTAAGCTGCATAAAAGGTTGATTTAATCTAAGTTTTGAATCACGTGCAAGAGCATTTCGTATACCTGTAGGCATATCTAAATTCAATCTTCGCTTAGGGTCATATTTAGACATAGGGTCATCATCAGGATTTGCATTATATTCTGGTATCATAGCTCTTCCTATTGCAGGTAATCCAATGGCTCCTAATTTACCAACACCTTTAAGTGTACTACCACCACCTAAATTACTTACTGTGTCTGTAAGACTACTAATTCCTCCAGTGATTGCTTCTGTTGGAACTCTAGAACCACCCATCAAAGCATTATTAGCTAATTTTGTTTTATTAGCAGCAGCACCTATATCTGCACCGCCCATACCACCTAAGCCACCCATGGCAGCACCTGTCAAAACATCTTCACCACTTGCTTTTGCAATAAGAGCACCTGTTGCAGAACCCGCTAATACAGCAGGTAATCCTACTGGGAACATAGCTCCTACAGCTATTGGTGCAATACCTTTTATTAAATCACCTATCATGAATATATTATAAACCTTTTATACGCTTAATCAACGGCTTCTGCCCCTGATATGTTAATTGTTAGTCCTGTTGCACTACCTTTAAATTGTAGAGTTTCTGACTCATTCATAATCTGAGTTCCTTTCCATTGGTAAGTAGTATTTGCAGCTATACTATGTGCATTAAATAATGCATTAGCTGTTCCTGCAGTACCTTGGTCAGGCACTAAACTTAAAAATAAAGTAACTGCACTACCTGTAGTGTTACACACGGTTATATCTTTTACATAAGCACGAGTATTACTTGGGCATGTATAAATAGCCAAAAAGCTAGTAGTGCTTGCTGCTTGAGCTAATCTAGTTGGTGTAATCCTTTGAAACGCCATTAGTTATCTCCTAGCCAATTCAATGTATTTAACGCATCTACACTTTCTTTTACTTGATTATTATTACCATCTATTGAGTTAAAGTACAAACGCAACTGATTTACTAACTGTAGTTCTTGCCCTGCATCATATTCTGCTGGTGGGTTAGCTAAGTTAGGTCCTTTGGTTGATGGTATGTTTGATGCCATTAGCCTCTCCTACCGTCTGGTCTAAAGTCTACTCGTGTAGTACCAAGTTGCCATTGTACACCTACATCTTCACTAGCTATTTTAAAGTTCATTTGTCTACCTCTAGCTCTAACAAATACTTGATTAGTGTATTGGTCAATGCTAGCAGTAGTTACCACATCTCTTGATAGAGTATTGCCTGTAGCATCAGAAGTACTATTAGCAGCTCCTGGAAAGTTCCTAACGCCTACTGTTACTTGTACTTCTGGAGTTAAAGCAGTTCCTTGTGCAGTCGCAGTATCAGAGTTGGTAAAGTTTACATCAGGTATAACTCTCTTAGTTAATACAAATTGTTCACCATCTTCTATACCCATATCTCCTGATTCAATAAAAGATTCTATGGCAGTTGGAGTTGCACCAGGAGTTTCTACATTGTCTTTACCATCTTCATGTTTATATACATAGCCATTGAAAGTAGCTAATGGAAATTTAATAGTTCCAGGATTAGCCCATGAAGTTCTTGTTAAATTACCAAAATACCAAATTTTTTCTTCATAATTAAATATAACATATCTATCTACACTGTTAGAACCACTTGAACAATAGAACCATATAATCTCGTTAAACTCACTATTAAGTCCTGCAAAATTTAAAAAACCATTTTCTTTATTCATATCTTCAAATACATACTGTTTTAAAGTACATGGTAATGTATTAACTCTACCATCATAGGCGAAGAATTTATCTGCTCCCATCCAATAAACAACATTGTTAGCCTCAGCCACTACTTTAGGGCCAATAATGTTGATACTGTCACTAATCTCTTGTAAAGCAAATACTTCTTCTGTACCTAAAAACTGTAGGCTTGATAGTGCTGTATCAGTAAAGATAAGAACCTCTTGTCTAGTTCTAAATCCAGTAATAATTTGAGAACCTTGTTTGACTCTTAAAAACCCTGCTGAGTTAGTTACTTCAGGTTTCCACTCTGTAGGCTCTGGTCCTACAGTAGCATCTACATTAGCAAATCTAATAAGTAGTGGGTCAAGTGTTCCAGAATAATCTACACTTACATAACTACCTGTAGTGGTAGCGTTACTACCTGGGTCATAAGGTAGAGTAATTGTAAAGGTAGTGCTTGATGGCACAGTCAATACTTGAAACTCTCCTTGATATACTTGAGGTGCTTGACCAGTAAAATCTACCCAATCATATACACTTAGACCATGTCCTGACCCTGTGGTTACTGTTGCAGTTGTACCAGACCTAGTAATACTAGATATAGATTGTCCTGCTGTAGTGCTACGACCAAAAGAAGTACAACTAAGAGCTAGTAAATGCCCACTTGCTGCAAACATTACTTTACCTACTTGTTCTGGTACTGCTCTAGAACCAACTACAGTATTAAGTTTAACGGCACGATTACTAATATTAGCGTCATAGTCAAAGAAAAATATATCTGAGTCTTGTATGTTGTATATAACATCATTATTAAATTGGTCTTGAAATGTTAATCTAGCTGGAATAGCAACAGGAGTGGTTGCACTAGAACCCCATGTACCTCTACCCCATGTGCCTGCACTCCAGCCATAACCAAAAGTTATTGTAGAAGCACCGACAGGATGTTGAAAAGCTGCAACTATACTTGTGCCACCACCTGCAGAAACTGTGGAGGTAGCAGCAGCAGCTACAGTAATCTCAAAGGTATTATTTGTAACATTAGCTATTTTAAATTCTGTGTTTAAGTTAGCAGCTGATACTCCACCAACCGCAGCAGAACCACTAAAAGTAACATAGTCACCATCTGAGCCACCATGACCTGTGATTGTCACCACAACCGTAGTTGACTCGTCCGTAGTTTTAAAACAATTATCTGTTGATGGGGTAGTAGCTGATGTGTAAGTAATTCTCAAAGGGGTTATGTCAGTAAGAGCAGTTCCTTTAAGAATATAATTTTTTTCATTAGTAGCAATACTAATTATCTCATTATTATCTGTTGTGCCGTACTGTATAATACTGCTAGCATCGCCTACAAAAGGGGTTATATTGATTGGAGTCCAACCACCTATTTTTTCAGGGTATCCTTGTCTAAATCTTATTTTATCGCAGTTATACCATCCGCCATCAGAAGAGTAGTTACTTCTATCTCTATTTATCCCTGGCTGAAATACAAGTTTCTTTAACATATTAGCCCTCTCTTTTTAATTCAAAATGAGGTCCATCTTTAAATGATTTCCACGAACCACCCCACACATAAGGAATGTTAGTAAGTTTTGATGCTTGGCTAAAAGCAACATTAATAGTTTTATAGTCTTCAAACTCCCAAGATACTGCACCATCTTTCCATGCATATACATCTACCGCATGTCCTGTAAGATGCCTTGAGTTCATAGTTTGACTTTTACCATCATCAAATAATTCTTTTTGTCTTTCTTTACTACGCAACCCCTCACTAATACCAAAGTCAATAGTTGACAGACCTATAGCATTTTTAACCAACTTTTGTAAATCTGGATTTACTTCATCTAGTTTAGCTAATGATTTCTTAGATAACTTAAACATTACTTAGTGAATTTTCCTATTGATTTAAGCCCGAAAGAGGCACCAATACTAGCCATTATAGACCACTGTAACCATTCTGGAAATGTAGCTAAGAATTGTATACCCTCAGCAACAAAAGGTTGAAAGTAAGGTATGAAGCTAAAAATTATAATAGCTATGAAAGTCAGCGTCCATGCTTCATCCTTCCAGGAATCATCAGAAGCCTTTGCCATGGCGGTTTCCCACTCAACTTTACCTTCTGCAACTTTCTTTTTTACTGCTGTTTTAGCTTCTATTTCGGCTATTTTTAATTCAGACTTTGCGACTGACTCTTTGCCTTTGTGCTCAAAGTATCCTCCAACCGCTTTACTTAAGCCATTTACAATCAATCCAATCATAGTACACTCCGATATTAATAATACCTTATTTTATATCAACAGTATAGTAAATGCACCTTTTATGATTAAGTTGCTTGTTCTAAAGCGACTAACTGCTCTTGCCAATTCCCATTAGGATTAGCAACAGGTTTATGAACATCTCTAGCTTCTTCTAAAATTTCAATATATTTTAGTAAGTCTTTTGACTCACAACTATCGTTTGCTTGTAGATATTTTTTTACTTTACTAATTATTTTTTTATTTGTTGTCATACGAATTGTCTCCCGTTCATCCATGCAACTACTGCATGTCGTTGTCCCTCATATACAGTTTCACAACCATGTAACGTGCTAGAGGGGAATACGATAATATCACCTTTTTTCTGAGGAGGAAAGAACTTCTCTCCACTACCATTAAGTATATAAAATAACCCACCTTTGAAACCATCATTTATTATAGTAATACATGTTAATTTTCTAACATACTCTTGATTTTGTGCAAAAGAATAATCTACATGCGTTGTATACTTGCCATTACGAGCATATATTAAATATTCAGACTGACTACAAAAAGTTATATCATACTTCCAGTTTTGAAAATTAGCATCTAACGCAGCAGCTATTAGATAAGAGGTAACACCTGTGTAAGGCGGTAAGTCTATCTTCTTTACATCCCGTACTTTTTTATCAACCAGCTCCTTATTTTTACCATCTGTTTTACCACTGGTGGTTTTTGCGTTTTGGTATTTGTTTACAAAATAATCACATACATCATCAGGTATACCTTGGTCATTCTCATACACCCAACAAGGAACAATTATATTCTTAACCTCCTTCATTTTTAGCCTCCCAATTAAAAAAGTGTGTTACGCAGTATCTACCATCCCCGAACTTTGCATCACTATCCATTTTCACAGGATATACTTTATGCCCTAAATAACTAGGAAACATAACCATTCTATTCGGTATGCACTTTATTCGTCTATTAGCCTCAGTAAGACAAAAATCTCCACCTTTGAACTTCTTAGGTTCTTTGTAAAGCCAGACAAGAAAAGTAAATTGTGTGCTATCTTTGTGCGATTTATACTCCTGCTCATGGTCGTAATAACTAACCATAGTAGAATCAGTATTTGTATTTATGTAATTGTTATGATGAAGAGGCATAGCTTTCTCTACAATCTTTTTAAATTCCTCAGATTGTTGTTTGTATAGAGCCTGTAGTATATGTGAAAACTTTCTACCTTTGATTGTGTAGGTATCCCATAGATAAAAACGAAAAGCATTTGACTTTGACTCTCCTTTTAAATCTTTAGCCACAATGGTGTTTTCCGCTTTCTCAATAGTGGCTACCTCTCTACTAGAATAAAAATCAAGTTCTTTCCATATAAGACCTAACTCCTCTTCTGTGTACCAATTATCAATAATAATATGAGGATATAGGGGGTCTCTAGCAGTTTTTATTTTCCATTGTTTCATAAGTAATTAATGTTAAAGTTTACTCTTCTAGGAACGTCAGTACAGTTAGTACTAGCATGTGGCTTACTAGAATCAAAAAATAACATCCTATTAGCTATAGATTCTATCTTTGTACCATCTCCTAACACAGTAAAACCATTACAAGTATTTAGGTAAAATATAGCACCTTTGTGAGGTTCGTCTTGGTCAACGTGCATTTGATATGTAATTAAGTTCTCAGTCTTTGGAAATAAATTAGCTTTTGCTCTAATTAACTTTTGTATATTTATCTTGGAAAATATTAATTCTTCTAGTGTATATATAAACTCACTAAGTCGTGCTTCTTCATCATAAAAATTATGCATGAAATAAAACCCGTCAGACTCCCCTTTTGTATCTCTTGTGCCTACATGACCTGCAAAATACCAAGGAAACCAAATATGACCTGAGTCATATAAAAATATGTCCTCTACTAATTTAAATTCTTCAGGAGGTAAAAAGTTGTCAACTACTTCGGGCTCTCTCATTTAATCTCTCTAGTTTTTTTAGTAAGTTTATTAAAAACTTTATGTGGTCTATTTCATACCATTTAACAGCTATTGTCAAGTTGCCTGGGTCAGCGTGATGATTGTTGTGGTATGGATGCATCAAGATAAAAGGAAGATGTATGTTTCTTGAGTTATCATCAGTTTCAAAGTTTTTATATCCAATTTTGTGCCCAAATACATTAACCCACGATGCTGCATGTAGTGAGTATACTGCAGGTAAAGCGAACAAATATAATGCTAGTTTAATATTTACTATCATAAATAACACTACTACGCTCCAGTATATAACGTAATAATACTTTTTAATAAATACATGTGCTTTATCTTTGATTAATTTTTTAATCAAACCTGAACTAATTTGAGAGTTTTTTTCTGTACCAATCCAAAACCAAGTACGCCAGCCATTCTCAGCAGGGTGTGGGTCTCCGTCTACATCTGAATACTTGTGATGTGTAGAGTGGTTTGCTGCCCATATCATAGGTGGTCCTTGTAAACCGAAGATAGCACAAGTGTTTAAAAACAACTGTAAAGGTCTAGTTATGGTAAAAGCACCATGAGATAAATACCTATGACAATACCCCTCTATACCTAACTTTGCAAAAAATATAATACCAATCAAAGTAAACCATAAATAATTTATATCCCATAAATAAAAAAGACCTATAATAGTAAATAGGTGCATGACTGCTTGAGATACTAATAATTTATGGTGGTCTGCTAATTTCATCTATATCCTTTGATTAATCTTGTTGCGGGTATAATCCTATCATCAATAATAACGGAAGTACTATTTTTTGTTGGACCCATAAACAATAAAGTGTAAGCAGACTGCTCTGCTTGTATTTCGTGAAATTTATTGTGAGTTAATAAGTTTACCCACTTATGATGTCTTGTTTCTTTTACCTTTGTATTAGGGTCATAAGTCAATTCTTTATATTGACCCCACAGTATAAACGATAAAAAAGTGCCTTCATGGTCGTGCATGACTTGTTGGACTGGTAATATTTTACAAAACAAAATAGAAAAATAAGGACACCATATACCCCAACGTCTAATAGTCATATGTCCTGTTCTAGTTGTAACGTGTGTAGGACCTATTCCTGAATCGTTATAAATCCTTGAGAAGTACTTTATCATAGCCACCACTTCCGTCTGATTTAGGAACTTTTACATACTCACCAATGTTAGCTTTATTAACACTTTGAGCTATGCGATTACCGTGATTGTCTGTTTTAGGTAGTACTATTTCTGTATCAGCTAAGTTAGTAATCTCATCAGCAAAATCACAAGTATATTCTACATAAAGACTATTACCCTCTCCATATACTTGATATCTTTCTAAATGAGTATATAACGATACTGATACTAATTCTTTGTCTTTATTAAATCTAAAACAAAACGAATCATCTGCGTGAGCTACTTTTTTACTTTTTGATATAGGCATTACAATATCAGATTTCAGTGATTGAGCCCAAGCCCAAATATCGTCATTTGACCCTTGTGCATAAATAGATTGCGTTTGTTGGAGTTCAAAATCTGAGTTACACATATCAGTAATATATAATACACTTATACCAGAACCTAAACTAACTACAGGTAAAGCTTGACCTGGCTTATAAAAAATTTCTATGGTTTTAGTTTTAGTATCAAGGTTATAAATATATCTTAAAAAATCTCTATCAATTAAGATACTATTTTGCATTTTACTGCTATCTTTGTAATCAACATCACACGAACATTGATGAAAAGTTAAAACATTACCATCTGTATCTACTCCCCACGTTTGAACCTCATATGGAAAAGTTTCAGAGGTAAATACATCTGTTACTTGTTTTTTAATTTTTACCACCTCAGCGTCTTCGCTACCCGCAAAGTACACACGGTTAGTAACTTTTTTGTTATCTATGTATGCTCTCATACAAATTGGATTACTCATTATGATACTGCTCCTTGGATATTACCTTGTCCATCTTCATATGTTATTTGATTACCATTTAAGTTTATACCTTTTCCTGCGGCACCACCAGCTCCACCAGAGGCCTGATTACTGTTTTGCCCAGCTGCACCAGCGTTACCGAAATGTCCACCAGAACCACCACCGTCAGCCGAACTACCACCACTACCATTACCACCAGCACCAGCACCACTTATGCTACCTGCTTGTCCAGCTTGAGCTGGACCATGTTGAGAAGTAGCAGCTCCAGCAGCACCACCAGCACCGCCTTGTTGACCAGCTCCACCGCCACCTCCACCACCACCGTATTGTACTGTGGTTGGAGTTTGACCTTTGCTACCGCCACCAGGCTGTGTGAAGCTACCACCAGCTCCACCGCCACCGCCACCACCGCCACCACGGATAAATCCTCCGTTGTTTTGGAGTGTGACTGGGTATCCTAAATTAACAGCTGCTTGTCCAGCTGTACCAGCAGAGCCTGCTCCACTTGCTGCACCACCAGCTCCACCAGCATTACCTTTACCTACAATCTGGCTATTGTTAATGATTTTAATGGTGTCACCTGAAGTCCACTGATTACCTGTGTCAATCGCTGAAGCTCCTGTTGAACCAACGATTGCCTGTACGGTTAGAGTTACATCTGAATTACCTGCAGAATATGTGCCACCTCTGTTTGAATAAATGTTGTAGCTTTGTGTGGTTGAAGAAATAGTTAATGCAATAGCTACTCTATTAGTAGAACCATAAAACTGTGATATGGCTATCGCACCACTACTAGGTATATTACCTGAGTCTCCAGTTGTACCAGAAGACACATTACTACCACCAGCATAATATTCAGACATAGATATAGGGTTACTGCCACCAAACTCTGTTTGAATAGCTGATAATGCTAATGCTCCTGAACTTGGTATTGCCATCTATTTTCCCTTTTTAAGTTCGTCTACTTCTGCTTTTAATTCTTTAACTGCTTCAATAAGAACACCAACAAGGTTGCCATAAGCAACTGACATATACTCGCCTTCATCATGTACTACTTCTGGCATTACTTTTTGCATTTCTTGAGCAATTACACCTGTGCCTTGTCTACCTTCTCTAGTAAAAGTAACACCTCTCATGTTAGTTACTTTATCTAAGGCGTTTGTAATTGTCTCAATATCGTCTTTTAGTCTTTCATCAGAAAAAGCTGTAACATCATTATTAAAGGTTGCTGCACCTGCTCCCGACATATCTAAGGTTAAAGCAGTTATAGTTGAACCACCATCATTACCTTTAAATATCATGTCTTTGTCACTAACAGCACTTTGAATTACAAAATCGGACGAGCTATTAGCAAACCTACCTATTTCTGTACCATCATCTTTGATAATGACATCTCCACCATCAGCATCTAAATTAATATCACCAGCAACATCAAGTGTTAAATCACCACTCGATAAATCTATTTCTGTGCCATCTATTGTGATGTTATCTACTGTTACTCCACCATTAGCTGTTACTGAAGTGGCTGTTACAGAATCATTAAAAGTAGCTGCTCCTGCCGCACTCATATCTAATGTTAATGCTGTTATATTAGAACCACCATCATTACCTTGAATAATGACATCCTTGTCACTAACTGCTGACCTAAGGGTCAGGTTACTACTATCCATGTTGATTCTGCCTACCTCTGTACCACCATCTTCAAATGAAATATCACCACCATCGGCATCAAGTTGAATATCTCCAGCTACATCTAATGTTAAAGTACCTGAACTTAAGTCAATTTCTGTACCATCAATAGTAATATTATCTATTGTTACCCCACCGTCTGATTGTAAAGAACTTACAGCAGTAACTGCATCAACAACATTAGTGCCGTTGTTGTATACCCACATAGTTTTACCTGATGGTACTCCGATTCCTGAACCAGAAGGAGTCTTAACAGTGATAGTATCAGCTGTACCATTATTAACTAAATAATTCTTTTGTATTGCTGGAACAACTAAGTTCTGTGCTCCACCTGATGTACCTGTTAAATTAAGTCTTAGATGACGAGCTGATTGTGTAGCATTTGAGTTTGATAAAGTAAGAGTTACTTGTCCGCTTGAGAAAGCTACATCAACAGTACCTACTATAGCTTCTTCTATTGCTGTTCCTAAATTAGTATTAGTAGTTGTACCCCAACTACCTGATTGCTCACCTGTATTAATTAATTCAATTTTTAAGTCTGAATATGAACTAGCCATTTTTTTCTCCTATTAGCTTGATTTACCTGCTAATGGAACACTTGTAACGTGAATCTTAGTATGTCTCTTTTGATTCCACGTGGCACCACAATCTGAGCAAGTCCCTGATTTATATTCCTCTGCATCTACACTCATTCCACAATTAGAACATTCTAGATGTACTTCATATTTACATTGTATTATACCATCATCTAATTTTTTTGCTTCAATTATCATGCTGCTATATCTGTCCAATTTGGTGTTTGAGATGTATCTATTAAGCCCCATACTAATGTAAATCCGTTTGTTTCACAAGTGCCACTAACACCTGTAAGAGAAACTGTAGCTCCTCCTGTTTGACTTGAACTTCCAAGACCTGTAGTAGCTACTACTCCTGTTACATCAACAGAATTATTAGTTTGTTGTGTTACAGTGCCTAAAGCACTTGTCCCTGCTAAACCTGTAACTGTAACATTCGCTTCTGCTGTAACTGATTCTGAACCTAAAGCGGAAGTAGCACCAGGGCCTGTAACTGATACGTTAACTCCTGCACCTTGAGTGACTGATACTGAACCCACTGCACTTGTGCCGTGATTTCCTGTAACAGCTATAGAATGGTCTATTGATACAGCAACATTTCCTAAAGCTGTAGTTCCAGTAACATTTAAAGAACCTTCGTTCCAATTAAGAGCACCCCAAGTGGAACGCCCCCATCCGTCAAAAGGTATTCTTACATCTGCCATATTAGTTTCCTAATGGGTTGTCATTAATAATATCGTATACTTTAGATAGTTCTCTTTCCATCCAAGCAGCTAATTCATCTTCCATATCATTCATTTCTGCATCAAGTTTCTCAAAACTTTCCCAAATATCATCAATGTTATCACTGTTGAACTGTAGTCGTTCTTCTGCTTGAGTTAATCTGTCATTTAATGTACCCGTGTCACTACTAGCTATTTTACCTTCCATAGCCACTAAACGTGTGCTTAGGTCTGACATCCACCATACGAACCCACCTGCGGCTGGCACCACCGATAAGATTATCGTAAGCATCACTGCTGGCGAGAGCACCAATGTCTTGCTCATATATATTCTCCTGTGTCAATGACACTGTTTCTTGTATTGTAATTGTTTGTGGTATTACTTGCAAATACACCATTGTTGTAATGTTTATCTGTCCTAATTTATCAGCGTTTGTAGCAGGTTTTTTAACTTTAGCCACAACTTTTGGCTTGTTAGTTTTAGTTGTTTTATTAGGGGTGTTTTTGGCTGTTTGCTCTTTAACACCATCTTTCTTTTTAGTTTTGCTGTCTTTAGATTTACTTTTTTTGACGACTTTACTTTCGTCACTTTTGACTTCGGCTTCACTGGAGTCTGATAACTCGCTGTTTTCATTTCCCTCAACCTCTGATTCTGCCGTTTGTTCTGTTTCATTTTGGCTCTCCTTAATATCTTCTTCCATATTTTGTTCTTTTAATTCTTCTGGAGTCTCTAACTCAACTTCAGCGATTTCTTCAACCACAGGCTCGCTAACCTCAATTTCTTGAATCTCCTCAACCACTTCAATCTCAGGAACTTCTACAGGTATCTCAGGGATATCTACAGAAATCTCTGGCACTTCAATATTCATAGATACCTCAGGAACTTCGGGAGATATCTCACTAACCTCAGGTAAATCTGGTAAGTCAGGTAATGTAGGTATTTCAATAGCTACAGGTTGTAATATTACATCATTAACAATCTCTGTGTCCAAAGTTAAACCCTCAATAAGAGTTTCTTCAATAATTACAATAGGCTCAACTACAATAGGTTCAACTACCAAAGGCTCAACTATTGGCTCAACTACAACAGGAGCTACATACTCTTCTATGGTCAAAGATAAACTTAGATTATCAATAATAGGACCATACCAATTACTAGAATTACCTGTGTCATTACCTGTAATTGTTAGGTTTAATGAAGTATCGTCTGTATTAAAATCACCTGTCACATCTTTAGTAAAAGAGTAACTTTCCCATCCATCTTCGTATGGCACAGCTACGGTTTCTGATAACACCTCTGATGTTGATTCAGTTGATAAAGTAATGGTTGACACCACGGTATCATCAGCTCCAGCATTACACCATTGACTGCCACTATTACCGCAACCAATAGAGTCAAAATTCATATTTATTTCTTTTATTAAATGATTCTCAGATACACCTGACATATCTACATCTTGACTGATATTACCGCCTTGGTATCTAAACCTTACACTCTTAGATGCTGAACCAGAATAAGTTGCAGGGTCTCTTTTAACCTTATCTTGGTTATTGTCTGAGAGTTCCCAACCACTGGTATCAGTAGTAAAATTTGGGTTATTTAGTAGGTTGTCCGTAGTAGTTTCTGCCCGAGCTGTTAATATGGACATGAATACTACCACGAGGGCCCACGATATTATTGTTTTCATCTATAATTCCTAGTTCTAAGTATTTAGCTTTAGCTTCTTTTCCTACTAAACCGTCTATAGGACAAGGGCTTCCTGCAGCAAGCATGGCTGTAAAAACTCTATCGTCTTGACATAAGATACTCGTAGCTGACACTTTAAGCCCAAGTTGAGCAAGACTACGAGAAAGTTTTATTCTTTCACAATTTTTGTCAATCACGTGAGTTGCAAAAGAACCAGAGAATAATCCTGTACCAATCGCTCCAGTTCGTACCACTATACAAACATCACTACCACTACCGATAGACAGCGATGGTGCTATGGCTGATGGTGGTGGTTGGTCTTTGTAACGTATAGTTGTATCTGCAGCAAAACTATCAGTAACGTAGAGTAGCCACCAACTAAAAAGTAATATCGCAAGTGCAGTAGACCACCTCATTTTAACTTTAAGCTATACGTATGATAGCGTTTGTAGCATCAGCTGCAGGAAATACCACTGTAAAATCACCTGCTGTAGATGTTTTATCTCCACCAAAATCTAATACTGCTACAGCTTTATCACTTTGTGTATCGTTATATATTAACGCACCACGAGCTGTAATAGTTGATGATGAAAAGGTTAAATCATTAAAATCTAAAAACGCTGTAGTTCCAGAAGATGTGGGAGCGACAGCGGTAAGTGCTGAGCCTGTCGCTGAATATCCTGTTCCTGAAACTTCGTTTGATGATGTATATGCTGTAGTACCAGCACCTAAAGAAGCTGATGAAGTATATAATGCTAATTTAAAACTATCAGCGTTCGTATTACCACGAGCCACCGATGTACCAAATGCGTGAATACCGTTCAACAATTCAACTTTAAATGAAGTACACATTGCTTGAGAAATTGCCATTTTATATCTCCAAAAGTGTAGTTAATTCTGAATGCCCTGCTTTACGCAGTTTATTCGCTATAGTTGTATGATTAGACTTAATAGCCTGTTTCATATAAAACACTAGAACTTGTCTAATGCTATCTTTGTAAGCTAGAGCTTGTTCTTTTAATAAAGGGTTAGCTTCATCACCTACATAAATTATTTTAGCAAGACACAACTCTGCTACTTGCTCTGGTGTCATCCCTCCATTTGATGTAGTAATTACATCATAATCAACACCTTGTACTAATTCTGCTCTGTTATCCATTTATTACAGGTATCCTTTTTTGTCCGCTTCTATAAGCGTCACGTCTATTTTTACCATCTCCTAAGTTTGTCAATAACTGCATAGACTCATTATACTTGGCTGAATACTGAGTTACAACATCTGGCTCTTCTTTCATAAACGCAGCTGCTTCCAGTAATGCACCATAAAACAATGCAGTATCGAAATTGTCGCCCAACCAAGTATTACCAGCAGTAACAATAGTTTCTGGATAATAGTAGTAATGCAACTCAGCACTGTAATTAGCATCTGGTGTTGGTCCTAGTATCATTGTTGTATCGTCAAATATACCATAATATTCAGGTTTACCAAAGAACCCTGAATCAGTATCAGGAAATGACTCTCTGATAAAATTAACATCTTTATTCAAAAGATAAGTATATTCATTATCACTATTTATAACAGCAATACTAAAGGTAGATAACCAATCACTAGGTAAAGCAAAATACTTATTACCTGATGACATAGTGCCCTCTACGTTTTTACGTAGGTCAGGTATTTGTACTGTGTTATGTATGCGTTGTTCAGCATTCTTAATAAATGTATTAACATCAGTCGTACTATAATCATTCTCTGTGTACGATTTAATTGCTGCTACTAACTCGGTATAAGTCATTAGGCCATTGGTCCTCTAGCTTTAGTTCCTTTTGTAGCTGCTCCATTACCACGAGTAACCACACCTTCAGTCTTCACATCCTTCTCAGGATAACCACCTGTATTAGGTGTAGCAACTGTTTCTGGCTGTTTGTATGATTGTGGACAACCTTTTCTGTCTTTGTTCATAATTTACTCCTAAGTTGTTGTAATAGTAACTGACCCTATTTGGCCATTACTTTCTAAATTATCTACTAATCCCTCTAATTGTAAAGGGTTATTGAGTCCTACTGGGTCAAACCCATATTGATAACTCCTTTGCTCTTCTAGGTTTTTATCAGGTCTTGGGTCTTTTACTGCTTGTGGGTCATCTACAGGATACATACCTTGCATGTTCTGTGGATGGTCTGGTTCCCAACACTCTTTACAAACTTTTATATTAGTTTCTGTAGTTCTTATAAATAAGTCTTTTAATTCGTTCAACTTATATTGAAAGCCACATCTGTCGCACTCGGCAATCGTATATTTTGCTGAAGCATACTTACTCATTTACTTTCTCTTTTTAACAGTTTTTTTCTTAGGTTTAGTATGACCATAACCTTTTTTCTTTAACTCTAAATGTTTAGCCATAGTAGGAGCTTTTACACCCTTACCTGTCTTTTTGTCATACATCATATGAGCTTTGAAAGCTTTTTTCTTAGTAGCTTTCTTTTTAACTGAGCCACCTTTTTTCATTTTACCTACACCGTCTGCGGCATAAAAAGGTACTTTTTGACCTTTTGAATTTTTTACCATTTTTAATTTATCTCCTGGCATATCTTATCTCCTATATATGTTGTCTACGTGGAGCAATTCTAAGCGTGGCTTTATCTCTATCTTCAGTTGAAGCTAATGCCCACTGCTCTTCATACTCTTGTTTTAAAAACTGAGTTCTATCACCTGCTTCAGGTAGTTTTAAACTCAGATAGAAAGCAAGTCCCGCAACTAAACAAGGTAAAAACCTAAATGGTATATCTTGTGTAGTAACTCCTGTGCCTGCATCTTCTATTCTTTTCAATGCCCAGTATACAAATGTATAGCTATTATCCTCTGGAGTAGGCCATACGTTTATAATTGGTTGTGTTGCCTGTCTGTTTATCCATACCTGAACGGGTCTACCTGTTGCGTTTTTATTAGGTATTGTTCCATAAGTAGGTGCAGATATCCTATTGATATTAATGTCTTGTTGGTTTGTGCCTGTACCTGTTCTGATAACTTGCTCAATCAAATCAATCGTGTCAGCAGGTAAATTGTAGGTAATAGTTCCTTCAGTAAGAGATACACTACCTTCCTCAATAGTCCAAAGATTAACACCTCGATTAGCCCATTCAACAGTAAGCAAGTTTAGGCTTCTACGAGCTGTACGTAGGTCATATCCTGTACGCATTTCAGAACCACATCTTTCAAATGCTTCTTCTACAATGTTGTTTAAATCTAAGTTAAACGCTGTTGTTCCTGATGTTGCCATTATGTTTTCTTCCTCTTACGTCTAAGTGCTGATACTCTACGTGGCTTACCAGCTGGTTGCCCAAGTCTTTTCTTTTGAGCAATACGCTTCTTCTTTTGAGCTGCCGTCATTTCTCCTGATGTCTTAGGAGTTTTACTTGACACTCGTTTACTAGGTCTGCAATAAGGTGTACCACGTTTCTCACCTTTTTTACGACCACAGGCTTTGCCTGTTCTCACGTCTTTCCAGTCTTCCTTAAACCATCTTTTTAAAGCAAGACCTTTTTTAGTCTTACGGACAGCCATTATTTTTTCCTCTTCTTGCCACCTTTACCGTAGTTAGCAGCACCAACTTTACGGCATTTGGCTATAGCACCTGAAGCATACGCACTAGGAAAAACTCTATATTTAGCTTTTACTTTATGGTAACACGCATCTTTGGTACTACCGCCTTTTTTAAAAGCGATTGGTTTAATCTTACCCATACCTCTAGATTTCATCATAATTACTTCTTCCTTGCTGCTCTAGTTTTACCTTTTCTCGCTATACCATCAATCTTACATTTTTTAACAGAACCACCGTGTTTGTATGTCTTTTTAGCCATACCACCACCCATCATTTTCTTAACCTTACCACCATAAGCCATTTGACCCATTCTTGAGCCTCTTTTTGGTAATGCTTTCTTTTTCCTAGGTTGTGGGTTACCAGCGTCTCCTGGCATACCTTTCATCATAGTAGCTCTACTAATTTTAGATTCGCCTTTAGCAAGGGTACGAGCTGGTGTCATACCTCTGTTACTAATTTTAAGAGGGCCTGTATTAGTGCTCATTCCAAATTTCTTTTTAAAAGCATTTATATCATTTTTTATGTCTTTGACTTGTCCTGTAAACATTTTTTTCTTGTTAGAATCGCCACCACCTTTGACTTTATCTAATCTACTTTGAGCTCTACCTAATTTACCTTCAAGTCTTTTCAACTTGTTTTTATCCCTTAAATTCATTAAATTACTTCCGCCAACTGCCATTTTCCTTCTCCTATAAAATTATTTAAATAACCAAGTGGCTACAATCCCAGCAATTACGCCTAAGCCACTAAACATCCACAAAGCAACCTTACGGCCACCACTTAATTCAGATAAAGCCTTTTCTATACGGTCTATCTGAGTATCCATCTTGTCCACCTTTGAAATGATATGGTCTATATCTTTCTTCATATGGTCTATTTCAACTTGATGAACCGCTACTGTTTCTTGCACCTTATCTTCCATTTTAACATTTCCATCTCTTACGAGCTTGACGTAACCTTGAGTTAGGATTCTTCGCTGCTTTAGGAAACTTCTTCATTTGTCCTGCACTACGTGCACAGAATGATTTACGTCTCTTAGCAGCTTTAGAACCTTTTTTAACCTTTCCAGTTACTGCTGTTTTTAATTTACTACCAGGGTTGGCTCTACGATAGGCTGCTACACCTTTCTTAGTCATACCTGCTCCAGCTTTAGTCTTTCTAAAATTACCAGACTTGACTGAAGTCTTGATACCCATACCCTTTCTTTTGGTAGTTGCCATATTTACCTATCCACAAAATAGCACAGTGTTGGTAACATTAGTAATAGTAATCACAGCAAAATCTGAAATACTACTACCGTTTGAAGTTGTTAATATACCCATGCCAGGAAGGAACATATCTTGTGTTCCAGTTGCACTAGCTGGTGTTGCTATATTTAACAATTCTGTACCTGAACTACTATTTAAGTTCATTTTAACACTGCCTGCCGAACCACTAGCTAAATAATAAAACCCTTTTAATCGAGTTCTAGGTAAAGCTATTGACCCAGTTGTTCCTATACTTACATTACCCGCTGAAGCACCTGAAGCTGTAATACTTGTAACTTTAGCAAAAAAATTACTAGAATCAGCTGTGCCAGTATCAGCACCTGTGACGACTTCTGTAGTTGCTTTTCCTGTTAGAGCATCAGCCACAGTAATACCAACGATAGTGAAAGTATCTCCACTGTCGTCTCCTGCTGAAGTAAATCTAACTTTATAACCAACCCCGTTAGGGCCTGCGTCACTTTGAAGTAAGGTCAGAGCCCCAGCACCTGATATGGATGCTGCAGCTCTATAGTATGTAGCACTTGTGGAAGGGGTTACTGCCCATATATCTCCATTACTGCTCATATTATTCTCCTATTAACTAACTGCTGCACTAAAAGGTGTAGCTAAGTTTCCAGTACCACCTGTGATAACTGAAACACTCCATTTAGTTGAACTTATAGCTGTACATGTGATTGTAGCGTGTGTTACACCACCTGTTGTGCTTCCATTTAATGTAATAGTATCTGATGCAGCTGCTGTTACAAAACCTTCTGTATTGTCATCTGTATCTGTGTCAACGATTGTTGCTGAACCAGTCATAATGTCATTTGCGTTTGCAACCTGAACTACTAAATCTCCAGTTTTTGTTATTGAGTTTACTATTGTGAATGTAGCACCAATGTTATTTAGATTGTCAATATCAGAACTTGGTCCTGAACTTGCTCCGTCTGCTGTTGCATTTAGTGCTGGTAATGTGTAAGTTACTGCTCCAGCAGCATCGTTGTGTACGATTTTGCCTGCATGTGTAGCGACTGTTAAAGCTACGCTTGAATCAGCGTCTATGACATTACCTGGTCCTGTGTTAATAAATCCATTTTTGGATACTACTGGACCCGAAAAAGTTGATGTAGCCATTATATATCTCCATACAAAGTTAGAACTTATCTATCGTGTATGCGTCTGTTCGGGGGCAGTTAGATAAGTTACGTTGTTCCCGATAGGTAAATTATACCTACTTTGAAAATAAATAAAAGCAAAAAGAAAACCCAGCGAGAGATTAGCTGGGTTTTCAGAGTAAGTGTTCAGAACTATGAAAAACTGAACACTCTCAAGTGTGCCTATTAAGCACCTTGTGAGCCCCACATTCCTAATGGGTCGGAGAATCCGAATGAATATCTTTCACGGGCTTTGTATCTTACATTACCTGTGTCGAAGTCACCGTCCATAGATGTAGTTAATGGTGTTCTTACAAAGTATTTCATACCATTTGGTACATCAGTTGTTAGGAAATAACCATCAGTATCAGTTAAGTAATGATTGATAGTATATCCTTCAGGAATTGCACCGTTGTTTTTCAATGCGTTAAGGTCATTATCAGCTGTACCTACTCTTTGGTCAGTCTCTAATAATCTTGTTGCAACGAATTGTAACGCTGGTGGGATGATTAGTTTACGTGGCTTAGCAGCAATCAATAAACCTCTTTCATCAGTCCAAGCAGCTATTTGAATAACCGCATTTTCTAATGATGACTCGTTTAAGTCAGCAGCTGTTGTTTGAGTGTTGTTGTTTGTGCCACCTGATACTAATGGATGGTCTGTAGCAAATAATGTTTTGCCATCACCACCGTTTGCATCAGAGAAACCATTGTTTAGAATGTTCGCAGCTTTCACTTGTTTTGTGTTAGCCATTGAACGTGCTAAAGCTTTTGTGTATCTCGCAGATAAAGTATCGTAAAGGTTATCCTCTACAGCTTCTTCTGTTAGTGAGAAACCTAAAGCTATGGTTTCGTGATTGTATCTAGCTGTGAACGCTTCTTGAGCATTGTCATAAGCGATAGCGGCACCCTCGTCCTTGACAGGGGCTCCAGCAAAGCCAGATAGTTTTGTTTCTTCTTCGAAACTACGTTCTGATGTTTCAGACTCGTAGATTTCAGCGTGCTCTTCTCCATAACGACTGTATTCCATTCCGAATAAAGCATTAAGGCCTGGGAGCAACTCTTTTAATAACTGAGCTCTTGAAATTGCCATGTTTTATTCTCCTTTATATACCTGTTGCGTTAGTGTAAGAATGTTGAGCAATATTGAACTTCACTAATACATCAGTAAACGCATCGCCTACTTGTGATTTAGGTGAGTCAACAAAATCAACAATTCTGAAAGCCTGTGTAGTAGTCGCTACTGTTGCATCCAATGCAGTTGTAGAGTTACCTGTCACAGTTGAACCAGTTGATGTAGATTGTACTGCAGCTAATGGAGCGTTTGCACCAAGACCAGCTTGAGCAATAGATGCATCAGCTTGTACTTGAAATACTACATCAGGGTCATCGACAACATATCCAACAGCATCAGATGCTACTGTGTTTGCTGGAAAATATTGAGCGAAAACCTTTTGTTTTGAGTTTGGGTCTGTATACGAACATCCAACGAATACTCCTATTGTTCCTGCAGGGAAAACTGAAGAGTTAGAACCAACAGTGGTTACTATCTCAAGTGTTCCTGCTGTAACGATAGATACAACGCTTCCGTTGAAGATGTTTGTGTCATACCCAGACGCTATTTTAATTTGACGAGTAGAACCAGCATAAGGCTGTCCACCAATCAAATTTACGGGTTTTAGACCGTAAGGTGCGGCTGTTGATGCCATAATAATATCTCCTTAAAAAATTATCTTTTGCCTTT